ATACAATCAATGCTTCCACTATTTTTACAACTCCTCTTCTTCGCGGTAGCTGGAGCATTGATTGTAGGCGTATTCTTTTCCATAGTTGGTTGGTTCTTTCGTAATGCAGTAATCATTATAGTTATTGTAGGTATACTGTTTGCAATCAATTATGGCTATATTGATTTAACACAAATATTTGAGGCTACTCAATGACAATGCATTTGATGCCAGTATATTATAACAACAATAATAATAAAAAGAAAAAACCATTTCGTAAAATTGGGTGGCAAAAAGCTCAAGCCGAGCATGATAAATGGCTTATGGATAGAGGAGTCCATCCTACACAACTTAAAAACAAAAATAAAAATTCAGGAATTAAAGCTCCTAATTATAAGGAACTTTCACGAGCTCTACCAACTAGCGACTACACAGGTCCTGTAGTTGGTAAGTCTAAACAAAATACCTATACAGGTACTTTCATCACCGGTATCGCTACAATGCATAAATCTAATATGGTACCGGTCAATAAAAATTCTGACGCAAAAGAATATGCTACTATGAGACGTAATTAACATGTTAAGTGAAAACTTTCAAATAAGTGAAAATAATCCTTTACATTTGCTTAAAAGTATGATAGAATATAACTATAAAATAAAAAATTAGGAGTTGAAATGTATAATTATAACAAAATCATCGATCAGTTAGAAGCAATGTCACCTGGTCATCAAGATGAGTTTGCTCAAAGATTATTAGAAAGAAATAGTGGTTTAGCAGTTGCTATATCTACTAAAATTAATATTGCTCATCAAGATAAGTTTTATACTGATACTGAAGCAATGTATGATTCTCTTGCTACTAGAGGTTATAACTAATGAAAGTTTCACTTGATCCAAAAACAGTTTTTAAGTCTATCTGCGATATGAGCTACGAACAAAGAGAAGAACTTCTCAAACTAATCGTTAACACTGAGCCAGATTTGGCAGATGGTTTAATTTGCTCAATGGGAGCTAAGTACCAACAATTTAGAACAGCTAGAGGAGACTTTCTTGAAGAATCCAATAGCTAAATATCTAATGTGTTCATATGCATATTATAAGCTTGATAAAAATTTAATAACTGATCATGAGTTTGATCAGTTAGGTAAAGACATTCTTGCAGACTACGATAATATAGAACATATGCATAAGCATTTAGTAACTAAAGAAATGCTAGAGGCTGGTACTTATTTAGGTGAATATCCTAATATGGTCATTGGCGCAACACATCAATACATTAATCAAAATAACATATAAATGGGAGTTGAATATGGGATTAACAGCATTAAAAGGTAATAAAAGAAAAAAGAAAGTTGGAAGAGCTAGAGCAAGAACTGGTTTAGCTGGTATACCAATTGAAAAAGGTTTCGACGTAGTAAAAGAATATTTTCACTTAGAAGTAGATAAAAAAGACTGTATCAATCAAGTTAAAAAATGGATTAAGAAAAACTTTCCTCAACCATCAAAATATATTTTAGCTAATCCAGAGTATCATTTCACAATGTCACATCATGGTGTTACTGCTTTTTGGTATAATAATGAGTTAAATAAAAATAGTGAATTGAATCAAGGAAAAGCACCTGATTACTTATCACACTTATTTGAATTTATAATACCATTTATTGAAAAAGGTAAAGTTTTATATAACCAAAAAAAGTTAGAACAAAAATCTAAAAATAATGTTATAACTATCTCACCACAAATGAGATTAGAAAGAAAGATTAAAAATACTATAATGCAAGAATTACTTGAACTAGAAGACCAGTGGATCGAGGGTGAAGATACCACGATTAATTTATACGATAGGTTCAAGTTCCACGGCTTAACAAATACTGCAATAAGTCATGTTAAGCCTCAGGTTGAGGGGTGGCTTCTAGATTATGAAGATGCCTATTTTAAAAGATGTGAACAAGCCGTTGAAGGTTACTCCCATGTGAAAAAGTCATCCCTCAAACATCGAATTAATGTATGTAAATCTATGTTAGAAGATATGGAAAGAATCAAATCAGCTTCAAAAGCTACTAGAACAATTAAAGTTAGTAGACCAAAAGCTGCAGATAAACAAGTATCTAAGTTACAATATAAAAACCTTGATGACGAATATAAAATCGTATCAATACATCCAATAGGAATTATTGGCAAGGTTAGATTATATACATTTAATGTTAAAAATAGAGAGCTCAATATGTATTACACTGAAAATCCAAAAGGATTTGAAATGTCAGGTTCAACATTAAAGAACTTTGATAAAGAGCAATCTATAAAGATTAGGTTAAGAAAACCTAACGATATTCTACCTTTGGTACTGAACAAAACTCCTATTCAACTCCAAAAAGAGCTATCAGCTCTTAAGACTAAAGTTCAGATACCAAATGGTAGAATCAATAACGATACTATCTTATTAAGGGTTTTAGACAAATGAAAATAGAAGATCAATTTTTAACAAAGTCTAAATTTACAAAGCTTATCGAGAGTACTGTGGGAGAACTTAAGATACCTTACATGGATGCTATAATTAAAGTGTGTGAACTGAATGATATTGAAATAGAAGATATTAAGAAGTTTATATCACCTGTAATTAAAGATAAGCTTGAAGCCGAGGCAATGGACTTAAACTTTCTTCCAAAGAAGAATGCCATTGACTCAACACTTTTTGAATAGTCTTATATATAGTACTATACAAAAATATATTTCAGTTAATATTTCAGCAAATAAGGAGACAATACTATGTCATTTGAAACATTAAAACGCAATCGCGGATCAAACATCAATAAAATTATAGAAGCAGCTCAATCTACGAATAGTAGTGAGACTAAATCTTACGTCGATGATAGAATTTGGAAACCAACAGTAGATAAAGCTGGTAATGGTTATGCAGTTCTTAGATTTCTTCCTGGGAAAGATGGAGAAATTCCATTTGTAAGATATTGGGATCATGGATTTAAAGGTCCTACTGGCTTATGGTATATTGAGAATTCATTAACTTCAATTGGTCAAACTGATCCAGTTGGAGAACTTAATTCGAGACTTTGGAATTCTGGCATTGAATCTGATAAAGATAAAGCTAGAACTCAAAAGAGAAGACTACATTATGTAACTAATATTTACGTAGTTAGTGATCCATCTGCTCCTCAAAACGAAGGAAAAGTATTTCTATATAAATTTGGTAAGAAAATCTTTGATAAGATTTATGACCAAATGAATCCTGAGTTTGCAGATGAAAGTCCAGTAGATCCATTTGACTTTTGGGAAGGTGCGAACTTTAAACTTAAAATAAGAAATGTCGAAGGTTATAGAAACTATGACAAATCTGAGTTTGCAAGTCCTGATCAATTCTTAACTGGAGAAGAAGCTAAATTAGAAGGTGTATATAATCAACTACACGATCTTACTGAGTTTACTAATCCTAAAAATTATAAGACTTTTGATGAACTTAAAACTAAGTTAATTAAAGTTCTTGGAGAGACAGCTACAGCTGGATCTTATACTGTTAAGGAAGAAGTTAAATTGAATGATCCAGTTCCTGCGGTAGAACCAGTAACTGCAGAAGAAATGAGTTCTGAAGATGAAGATACTCTATCTTACTTTTCTAAGTTAGCAAAAGAAGACGCTTAGAATCCAGGTGCAATACCGCTCTTTTGCATAATTAGTAGTTCATCACCTAAATCATATCCAGACCCCGGGTTTCCATATAGTGCCGCGGAGGTCTGGTTTGTAATAACGTTATTTGAATTACTAGTATCTACCACTACTCCGCCCATAGCACCGGGGCTCGTTCTTCTATCCCTTTGAAAATACTCAGACAATTTATTACCACTAAACTTATCATCATCTAAAACTTTTCTAAAAGCTTTACTAGTGCCTACGTAATTTAAATTTCCTGCTAAATCTGTTGAAAAGTCTTCTTGAAAAGCTGTTGTACCAGTATAAAATTCTTTAGTTTTTGCTGTCATTTTTGCTGAGGCTTTAGTAGACCTGTTAGCTACTTCACCTTTTTCTTTACCTTCTTTATTATTCAATACATATAGTAAACCACCCATTGCAGCTAATGGTAGAAGTACAGGTAAGCCTCCAACATAGGACATAGCAAATCTTCCTGCATTTAATAAACCTTTTAGAAAACCAGAACCAACACTTGCAGCATTCTTGATAAGATTTCCCATCGAACTAGCTATCTTAGAAACTGCTTTTTTACTAAATGAGCTAGTGAACATTTTGTACATGCCTCTTCCTAATGACCAAAGTGAATCACCTAATAACGCGAAACCGCCAACAATTGAGGCTATGTCTATCATGTCGAGACCTGTAAAGAAGCCTTTGACATCGCCCCATGCTGTGCTTATAGGGTTCATTTCCCTACTTCTCATTTCACTAGGATTACTTGTATCTACATTTTTATTATCATCACCACCAAGTAGACCTGTTCCATAACCTATGGCAGTTAAACCCATTAATATTCTACCTACTCTTGATCTTGCCATACCTTTAAGTAAGAAGAAAGATCCTGCAGGTGATATTAAAAATGCAGCACCTCCTAAAAGTTTTAACGCATCAATTGTAGAATCTACACTAAAGTTGCCTTTTAACATAGCATTGATACCCTTAAGACCATCTGCAACGCCAGTACTGATCTTCTTAAATATTTCACTTAATGATGGTAGTGTAATTCCCATGTCTTTTAATGTTGTTATTAGTTTACCTGCTTGTTTATCTACTTCATCATTTTTAACTAATGCACCTAGTAGACTTCCGATAATAGCAAACCTAGGACCAAGCAAGAGTCCAAGAGCACCACCTTTAATCGCGCCTCCTAACATGTCTTTTACTTCTTTTTTAGCGTTAGGTCCTGCTAGCATTTCAGCGATTTGATCGCCCATTAAGAAACCTATAGCAGGAAGACCAAACCTTAAGAGTTTTGAGCTAAGTAAACCACCTAAGAAACCAGTACCTAGCGTGCCTATTTTTCCTAATGCGCTCTTTCCAAAGCCTAAACCTCTCTTACCAACAGATAGTAAACCACTTCCAGCTGCTTTTGCATATCCGCCTAGAACAGAAGCTTTCGTCTCTTCACGCTTATCTTCTTGACCTTCTCTTCTATCTCTAGAATCTGTAGTTTTTAAGTGCTCAAGAAAAGCACTAATTCCAGTGTTAGTTTCTTTTTGCTCTTTAACTACACTTGAAAGCGCAATATTTTGAGCACCTAAAGTAGCGTTGACGTCTGCTAATGTTGTCATATGTTTTGCCTCTGTTCTTCTCTAGATTTCTCTTCTAAATGTTCATTTAGTAACATTAAATATACCTCTCTCTCCCACGGCATCATTCCTTCTAACTCTGTAAGTGAATATTTGAAATGTTGCATCATTAAAAAATTCGTTTTGAAATAGTTCTCCAACGTTTCATGAGAGAGGTTTATTAAAAAAAATCTTGTAGTCCTTTCATTGATAACGTATTTTCGTGACTGCACTTCTTGCACGTATATTTTTGTTCATGAATTAATGTAGGTATCTTGTTGATAAACTGAGTTACTTTGTCTAGTTGCGCTGTAGTAAGCGAGTTTATAAAAGTTTCTATTTCTTCTCTAGATTCATGCTTTATTAAGATGTTCTCTTCTTTAGTTTGAACAGAGTTTAAACAAGATGCTATTGAATTAAATAGAATTTCAGTTGAACTAGATGTAGCTTCACTCTGTGTAAAACTTAACGTATCTTCATAAGTTGGATATTTCATTTCAATACTGATGTCATCGTTAATCTCTATCACTTCAGTTTTTAATCCATCTGATTCAACTACAATATCAGCTAAATTTATTATAACTTCATTTTCTTCATTACAACTAGTACAAGCTGACAACACTTTAGAAGTCTCACCTACAGATTTAGATCTGACTTGTGTAAACATATAATCAACGTCAAAAGTTGCTAGCTTCTTAATGTCTACTCCTGGGACACACGATTCTATGCAAACCAGCATTGAGTTTAATATTTGTTTTTGATCTTGCGATTCAAAAGCAACTAATAAGCTCTTTTGTTCTTTTACTAAAAAAGGTCTGAACTTTACAGCTTCTTTAGTAGAAGGTACGACCATCTCATAAATTGGTCTATCATTTGATAATTTTGGCAATGCCATTTTTCACTCCTTATATAATATCAATTCCACCAAATGGTGTATCAACGTCCATGTTGATAAAGCCTTTGTTATTGCTTGATCTTCTCCAATTAGTGTAAGCAAATACCACATTCATTTGAACTAATCCATCTAGTTCATTATTTAATTGGATTTCACTAGTATTTATAGGGAAGGCTTCTAGTAAATCGATTGAATATACAGTTCCTCCACCAATGCCTCCACTAAATCTAATAGGACCTAATTGTTTTGTAAATCCCATTAATGGTTGTCTTAATTGATGTATAGTAATTGTTCTTGCATAATCATTTTTATAATAACTTTCCATAGAATTTTCATTAATAACTA